CTCATCTTCAAACTGAGGATTCATAAGATCGTTCAGCTTGTCAAAGATACGCTTACCAAACTTGTAAAGGAATACCTTTCCTTCGTTAGCTGGATTCGTTGGGTCTTTGACAACGAAAATGTTTGCAATGTAAGTAAGACGGCGCTTTTGCTTACGTGCCTGATCCTTTCCAGCATCATCACCACGATGCCAAAGAGTCGAGTTGTAGTCAGACACTGGGTCTTTCTTACCGATAGTAGTTAGTGAGTTCTCAATGTACCATCCACCTGGACCTTGGAAGCCATGGTTGAAGAGACGTACCCATGGTAGTTCTTCACCTTCTGGTGCTGGTAGGAAACGAATAACAGCATAACCGTTACCAGCCTTGTCTACTTCAGGCTTCCAATAACGATCGTCTGATGAGTCGTTCTGAGATTGAGCGGGGGAGTTTTCCTTCTGTGTCTCTTTGATAAGAGCTTCGAGGGATGAGCGGCGTGACTTTTTCAAGTCAGAGAATGAGCTAGTCATTGTATGTCTCCGTATATCGTCGTATGTATTTGTATATTCGTCTTGTCCACAGTATTCATAGTATATGTATTATATAGCTAATCGAACACTATTTCACAAAGATTTCTTTCATGATCTTTTTGTATTTGTCTCGATCAACTGATACAAAAGGTTTATAGTTGAGAAGTTTATCTCTCACACCAGGCCATATTATATCCTCATCGATCTTTTTAGTCCACAGGTTCATGAAAGGAATTACTGAATCAATGATAATCATTGTCTCAGGTGATATCTCTCTTTGTAAGTATTTTCTAAGAAGTAATGGATGAGAGTACTCAGCGACCTCAAAAAGAGAGTCAAACTGATAGTCACTAAGGTACTCACAATCCGTACGAAAGTTATAAGCAAGGGATTGAATCCTTTTCTTCCAGTTCACATACACTTCTTCTGATGCATCACTAACTAAGTTACCGACCCATATATCATCATGGTCGATAAAGTTGCTAACAAAAAAATACATCATCTCTTGCTTCTTAAACATCTTCTCAAGCTTCTTAAAGAAGAACTTATCTGTACGCTTGAGAAAACTATCTTTAGAAGCCTTCGTCTGACCATTGTACTTTAAATAGTCGTAGTCAGTAGTAAAGTGTAATCGCATAGCAAGATACATCTTGTATGCGTTGAATCCATCATATATGTCCATTATTACCTCAGAGGGGGTCCTAAGAACCAACATACCAAAGAGTATCTTACACCTTTAGTGACAGGAAGTACACGGTGTTCAAAAAAAGAAGGAAAAAAAATCATCTTACCTTTTTTGTTTTCTATTGGTTCGGATTCCTTTAATTCCAATTCACCACCTTCAAAATCATCGTTTAACAGAAGACTCATTGATAGTTTTCTAGTTCTATTGTGAAAAATCTCTGAAGATGGTTCGTCGTAATAAGAAATTCCTGTACCATCAATATGGTAATCGTAGAATTCATTTTTTTGATATCTTGTGATCTGCATAGACTCAGCATAATCAATATCAAAATTAGTTAGCTGTCGATTAGCCTCTAACATATAGGGCCAAATCAAGTCATATAACTTTTGATCTTCAGTCCAGACAATATCAGATTCGCGGGTATGCTCTCCTTCAACTTTAAATGTTTTTCCACGCTTCCAACGATTATTTGCAATATCAAAAATGTAATTAATTTCTTCGTCGGATATAGTATTCTCAAAATACCAGTAATGATATTGGTTAACCAACATTCATTAAAAACCCTCTTTCACCATCCTCAATACCTGAGCTTCTTCTTTTAGCTGCTCCTTTACTTTCTTATTGCAAAGCTTTGCTGCTGTTTCTATTTCAACATTATTTCTATCACAATAATGAACAATTGCATCCATTGTGGATACTCCAAGATCATCTGCCAAGCCAACAATCATTTTGCTGAACTTGGCTGTAGTCATCACATCAAGCATTGGTACTCCTTTAGTCAAAATGCCCACCTATTATACTAGTTTGCTAAAGGATTGTCAAGCGCTCTTTGAAGTTTTTTATTCAACCTATCCTCAACATCCTTGATTTTCTGATCGGTTGTATCCCTTAACCGATCTGCTTTATCGTCGTAATCGTTTTGCAATTGATCACGTTTGTTCTCAAATCTTTGATCCGCAATATCGATCTGTGTACGGACTTCTTCTTCTGTTTCGCGAAGCTTATCTTCCATACGATCTACTTGCTTTTCAATACCCAAGATGTCATCTCTTAAACCAGACTTAATGTCTCGGGTGTAGTCGACTGCTTCCTCAAGCTTAGTCTCAATGATTTCCATTCTCTGTTCAAACCCAGCGATCTTCTCTTCATATTCCTGCTGTTGTTCGACAAACTCAATCGCTTGTTCAACTTTCTGGTACATGAGAAAACCACCATACAAGGCACCAATGACAGAACCAATCCCAGCGATAAGAGCTGAGATAGTCAATGGTGTCACTTTGATACCAAATAATCTAAACTCTTTGTTCTTTAAGTTTTCAATACCTTCTTCAATATTTTCTAACTCTTCGCCCAGATCCTTGTCTGCCACGTGTTATCTCCTCTTCCATTCAACACATGTGAATGTATAATTTTTACCTAATTCTTCTGTCACCTTTTTACCTAGTTCACGACATTCAGTCCAACTTGTATACCATCCTTGATCATACGCTACAACTTCAGGATTAGTTCCTGTTGTCATAATCATAACCAAAAGTACCCACATTACTCTTTCTTCCAGATAGTCCAAGCGCCATATGCAATCGCTGCATAAGCAGCAAACTTAGCTAAAGGTCCTAAGATAATGAAAGCACCTCCAGCGACAATTAACACAATGCCGTCCCAAGATGTTCTTTCTTTCGCTCTTGATAGTATCCAATCCATATTAGGTTCTCCTTAATCTTTTTTCTTAAAACCTTTCAACGTCTCGTTTAACACATCTTGGCGAATGCAATATACATCATCCACTGGCCTCAATGGGTAAACAGTCAGTATGTGGTCTTTTAAGATCCTATTGTTATCTCCAACAAATTCGCGACATTCCTGTTCAGACATAAAGGCCATACTATCGATAGTATAGATTTCTCTATTCTCTTCAGCAGGTGCTTGCATCATTACAAACAATATAAACCACGGCATAACTATACCTTTGCGTTGCGTTTCCTATGTCCATTCCATGCAACAAAACCACCAATACGCAATGCCCAATAAGCAAGATAGTTTAACAGATGGAATCCGTTCTGTTCAATGTTGATATCCCTAAAAATGATGTCAGCTTGTTTCTGAGATAATGTGCCTATTGTACTCTTTTTATCTTTTTTGAGCAACGTCTCATATTTGTACGCATAGTCATGGATTAATCCACCCATCAACAATACGCCTGTTGGTGACAACCATGCAGCTAAGAACTTAGGTACAGATGCACCATCAAACTCAAAACCAGCTGGAATTACATACTTCTCACCTTTAAGAGTGTATTCGAAGTCTTTGGCAATACGCCATTGACGCACTCCCATGAACCATAACCAGATTGCACCCCAGAATCCTTTACCGGCAGTATCAATCTTTATCGGTTGCATGTGTGGCATCTCTTTATATGAGAAACCAATAATCTCCTCATCTTGATCCACACCGATTAGATTAGCAATCCAACCGATAATAATTAGAACACCAACGACAGTAAACTGCCACCATGTGATTAGTTGTTCTACAATAAAGTCCATCTTACCCCTCCAGAGTTACTTTGCCTTCACCAATAAGGCGCTGACGATTAGCCATGTGAGCATCCTGTACATCATCTTTTGACTGGCCGTGATACGCTACTGCGTGGCCTTCTTCAATCAAAATTTCAGTTACAGTCTTTCCACCGACTCTAAAGTCCCCGAGGATTCGACCAAACTTACCTTTCATATCTTCACCATTCTTATCATCGTGTGTGATAAGAACAGCTTCTTCATCTAACAACTCCTTCAGTCTAGCCTTTGCAGCTAAACCAAATACTTTTTCTACTTTATCAGATGTACGTGATTCGGGCGTATCAATTCCCATAATACGTACACGTTCATCTGTCAGCACAATCCCAAAACCGAGATCGATATCTACATCGACGGTATCTCCGTCGATTACCTTAAGTACCTTGACGCTGTATTCGTTCATTATTGTTATCCTTATTTGTATACTTTTACTTTTTTTGAATCTACTAGCTTTGGCAAACAATATGCTTTGATGGGAGTTCTTTTGTCATACTTGATCAGACCAGGGAAGTAGTTTTTCCTATCGTCTTGAATATGCATTAATCTAGCTGCAAAGTAATTGCATCTGTTAACATTATAGAAGTACATGTCTTGGCTTTGTACATCCTTACCCAACATTACCATTAACAGAAATACGTGTGTCATCTTGCTATCTGCATGAAGATGAAAATTACTAAACCAACACAAGCAAGAATTGTTGCAATAGCTGTTCCGATCATAAACGTATCAACCAATGCTTTCTTTCTCTTCATTCGAGCTCTATACTCATCCTTTTTTGCTCGCTCTCTGCTCTGTTTCATCTTAGACTGGAACTCGAGCCAGTCATTCCACATGCCTCCTCGACCCTGCCAGATCATCATCTGCTTCAGCTCATCCTCCATTTCACGGAGCTTTTCTTCGGCCATAAATGCTTCAAGGTCTGACTTGTAGCCATGCTCATGAGCTTTCTTTTGGATCTCATTCTTTAGACCAAAGTACTGTGCTAACGCTTCACCAGCATCATATATCTCTTTGCCATTTTGAATGGTTTGTTTGATAACATCGAAGGCAGCATTAGCAGCTGCTAACTCAGCGATCATATTGCATCTCCACCATCTGTTCATGGAGCAGTTGTTGAGCTAAACCGTTCCGAAGGCCTTGTTTCGCATTTGGAAGTTGTTGTGGCTTATAGAAATCTGCATCCGGATAATAACCACCTGGAAGAGAGGTTTTATAAGCATCGAAACCTGGAACAAATGACATCAATGCCAATTGCTCATCCTGTTGCTGAGATTGTTCATCCATAGATTCGGCCGACTGATTTGATTGTGCAATTTCATTAGCACGTTCTTCTGTCAGCTGCTTTTTGATCTGATCTCTTCTCTGTTCGTTTTGTTGAGCAGATTGAGATGTTTGAGTAGCAGATGATGTTGCAGATGTAGTTGATATTTCGTTAAGCTGAGAGGTAAGATTCTCTTGTGCTATCCCGATAGAAGTAGCTTCAGCTGATTCTACTACTCCTGAAGCTGCTGGATCTTCCATTGATGATGGTGCACCAGATACAGAACTTATATTGAAGCTGTTAGCAGGATCTAAAGACTTTGCCAGGTCAAGCTTTTCTTTTTTGTCATCTCTAGATTCTTCACTATCTGTTGTTTGTTGTGATGCAATTGATCCCGTATCTCCTGAATCCGATCCAGTATCTCCTGTTCCTCCCAGCTGTACTTGAGAGGTGATGGCTGGAGATGAGAATGTTTCTGTGGGGGTAGTTTGAACGACACTTTGCACCTCCGGAATGATGAGTGCTGCTTCTTGTTGCGCAGCCATTTGTTCTTCTAATAGTTTATTTGCGTATGCCTCTGCATAACCTTCACATGTAGGACTATACAGTGGATCTGGATAACAGGGATTTGCAGAATAAATTAAAGTAAAACTAGATGCTGAGACATTAAACTCAGGTCCATAATATCCTGCCCAGAAGCCAGGATCATCACCTTCTGCTCTGATAAGAATCGTATCTACGTTTTCAATTGGTAGTGGTGTTGTGAACAATTCTTGACCAGTAAAGTTTGACCACTGATATGTTCCATCATAGTTGTACTGTTTACCCCATAACTGAGTACCAGATTCATCATACATTCTGACAGAGATTCGCATATAATCATCTCCATCATTTTGTTCTGCACTGTAATTGGTATCTGCGTTCTTAATATACCAACTGTAGTTGAAACCATCTAATTGGATACCAACACTTTCTAGTGCCTGTTGAAATGCAATATTCCATCTGAGTGTACCACCACCATATCCCCAATATGCAGTTGTTCCAGACCAGTTAGGAATATTTCCACCCGTTGTACCGTTCCAGCAATTAACTCCAGGCGTACAGTTATTGTACGTCCCCTCAATAACTGAAGGATCTAAAAGATTTCCTGTTGTATCAGAATAGGAGTGGGATGCCGTAAAGCAAAGCAGCACCAATGCCAATACCCTTGAGTACGTCATTGCGTCTTGTCTCCTGTTCTATTTTGGTGGGCTTTTGGTCGGGATTATCATCCCACAAGGCCTGAGCCTCAGCACCAATTTTGCCTTCATACGGACAAGGCGTACCTGCCATTTCCATTGATCTGAAGACTCGTGCATCACCACACATAACAGAGACAGCTGCAACTTTCATACCCATGTCGTATAGGGTCTTGGATAGTTTCAAGCGCTCACAGTTCAAGTCACGAACATTACCGCCACCAGAGAACCCAAGTATCTGAGTTTGTACAGCCGCAGAGAATCCTACCGTGCACACATCGGAATTTGAGTTGTTAATAGACGGAGCAATAGCGGAAGGCGGAGGGGACTCTACCTTCTGAGTGATATCACTTTTGTTGTTGTTCGTGTTGGTATTTGTATTATTATTAGCATTGTTATTATTACTAGTACTATTAGACGTCGAGTTAATAGTGTCGTTATTAGTATTGGTATTAGTATTAGTTGACGTGTTTGTATTCGTATTGTTATTAGTATTGGTATTAGTACTAGTGTTATTCGTAGTAGTACTGTTGTTAATAGTACTCGTACTATCGACAGTAGACGTATTTGTATTTGTATTATTCGTCGTTGTAGTATTATCAGTTGTGATAGTACTTGTACTTGTCGATTCGGTTTGGATCACTTCAGCTGAAGCAGATGATGAAAGCATAACAAAAGACATAACCAACACGGCTAGCCTTTTGGCCATTGTTATCTCCTCTTAAAACATGGCGTATTATTTATGTCAGATCATTGCAGGTCCGAATACTCTATAGTTCTCGCCTGAAGAGATAACACAAGTAATTTTTTGCTCTTTATTGACAACTACAAACGTCCATGTTTTTGTGTCTGAATTGATCCAAAGAGAATGGAATAGTTCTTGGCCTTCAGCGTTAACGCCAGGAGCCATGAAGATAATTTCTTCATTATACTTCTTACGTAAACCGTTAAGGAGATTGTCCGAATCACCACAAGTCATTGGGAGTTCGGCTTCGAAAGGTTGGACTGCTGCTAAAACAGGTAATGCTATCAGTAGCAGCAATAAAATGTACTTCATAGCATTGCCTCTAAATGGAGGCTCGTTCTGTTGCCAGGTGAGCCAAACCCCGCTACCTCAATCAGGCAGCAAGAGCGAACGTTTCATCGTTTGCGTTTAGTTTAGTTTGCTTCTTCGGCCAGGCACCCCCAACCCTAACGTCTTCTGCATTGACGATTCTCCACGAATCCTTTAGTCGCCGTCGAATCTATATCTGCCCCATCAAAAGCACAGTAGAGGATTATATTCTACTATTCACCTACCGACATCATCTAGAACCGTGCCCTCGGCCAACCGTGTGCTTTTGGTGGAGCAGGTGAGAATTGCACTCACGTCCGTCAACCTATCTCTTCGCTTCAACGAATTTGTTATGTCTCCTGTAACTTCTTCTCTAACTCAGCAACTTTGCGTTGTAACTTACGAATCATTTCTCTTAGATTATAGAAGTCTCTATCAGACATGCATGTCCCTCTGTTGGTTACACTTCGATATTAGTAACATAGTCAATCCAATGATAGGCTCTATACTCATTTGTAAAGAACCTAACATCTGTCAATCCGTTATCTCTATTCTGGATTGCCACGAGGAGTTGGTCATCCATTCTAGAGATCTTAATATCCCAGTCATTCATAGTCACAGTTTCGAACGAAATGAATCGTTTATTAAGATTCGCACTGTTTTTGTTTTCGTCCATTACGCACCTGTAACTATGTCATAGATCTCTTTCCAATTATTTACCTTTCTAACATTTTCGATATCGTACTTTACGTTATGATCGTGTGTCATTAAAAGACTATTGAGGCCAAGAGCGGATCCAACCTTTGCGTTAATCACTTTATCTTCGACCCAATAGCAACCTGTGTCTTTGTATACTTCTAGTTCATCATCCTTGTCTTCACCAGTATCTAAGTATACATAACGCTCAAATGCGGTCTCTCCAAA